GTCTACTTTCTCGACCCATTTCTTTGAAATTATCGCGCCTGTAGACTGTAAGAGCTGACTAAGAAGCTTGTGCTCACTTCTTACATACAGTTTTCTACCATCCAAGCCTTTGATATAACCTTTGGCTTTATAAGCTCTAGCCAGCTCTCTCTTTAAACTTTTAAAAGCGGGTACTGCTCTATCAAAGTCAGCTTTGAGTTTTTTACCATCTCTTGAGTTACCACCTACGATTTTCCCAATCAAAAGATCACCACCACCAAAGATAAGCGAGTAAATAAAAGTTTTAGCTTGATCTCTAGTTTCTAAACCAGCAGATTTTTGATTAAAAGTGTGGATATCACCGCCAAGTATTTGCCTGTAGTATTCATTGCCATCATCTAACCAGTGAGCTAGACAGCGAAGCTCTAAAGCGTCTAAATCAGTTCCGACGATTGAATAGCCTTCTGGAGCAGTAAACAATGATCTACATTCTTTTCCATACTTAGCTCTTACACTTGGTACTTGAGCAAGATTGGGTGATCTATGACAAGCGCGCCCCGACACAGCACCATTACTTATTAGAGTATGTTTAAGGTAGTTATCTTGACCACATAACTTTAGCCATGCTTGGTTACCCTCCGCTAACTGAGAGATTCTCTTCGTCAGTAGAAACATCTCTGCCAGTTTCTTAGCTTCAGGATATGGTAGTGTAATCAAGACACTTTCATCAATTTTAGCTTCACCAGATGGTGTCCATCTCTTAGGTTTCCACCCATACTTATCTTTTAGGCACTTATAGATATGCTTTCTGCTGTTTGGGTTGAATTGGATTTCTTTCTTCTTTATAAAAAGTTCACCTTTGACATACCCAAGATTCTTATTGTTAACTTTAGGTGTAAAGGGTGTTTCGACAATCCAATTAGGGAACAAGGTAGTCAATTCAGATTCTAAAGTTACCCTTCTCTGGGCTAACTTAGCGTATAAATTACTGGCTGCTTCGACATCAAAATACCACCCATTGTTTCCAATGCGATAACAGATTTCATTAAGTGAGTGCTCAAGCTCTATAGATTCTTCGCTGAAATTTTCAGCCATCAATAGGTCATATAAATCCTGAGTAACACCAACATCTTGCTTACAGTATTTGAGCATTTCTTCATTGCATTTTTCCCATCCACCAGAGTAATCATCCTTTAGATTACTCATTCGCATCCCCCAAGCTTTTAAGCTATGGCTTCCATACATTCTTTTGAGAAACTCAGGAGGTAGCGTTACGTTACTGAAATCGTCATTGTATAGATTAGCTTTGATTAATTGCGATAAGACTAAGGTATCAGTTACCTTGCCTTTAGGATTAAACTTTGGATAGACTTTTTGTATAGCAGGGATATCGAACCTGACAATGTTATGACCAATTATTTCATTGGCATCTTCAAGTAATTCTAGGACTGATTCAATGTCAGTAGAAACTTGTATCTCTTTATCTTTGGTATCTAAATCAACATAAGCTATACAGTGGATAGTGTCTAATGCTTCTAATAATCCGTTAGATTCTAAATCAAAGATTATTCTCATGTATCACCGTCTTTTCTAGGAACTGAGCATCTAGCTATGCTTTCTAAAGTATTATTTAGGTCATCAATTGGGCTACCATTTGCGTCATAGCTCCATTCTTTTTTGGTTTTCTTCTTTTTACTGAAGATACGGTCATATTCGTCTTCATATTTCTTTTTATCTACAGGTCTAAAATTTGAACCTTTCGACATTATGTTCTCCTTGTAAGTTACTGAATCTAAACGAAAAGTTTTGCGCAAACTTTTTTAGGTCAACCGTAGTATAGGCACTCAGCCTCAAAATTACTCATTTCGAGAAAAACCAAATCGCCTGAAACCCTTATAAACAGTGGGCTGTATCTAATATGTTATAATGTATATACGCAGTTACTTATTAACTGTGGTTCTTTAACAATTTGTTAAACCCTTTTAACTAATACGCGAAAGCGTGGGAGAGAAAAATGAGTAATAAAGGTTTAGAAACATTCTATGAATGGCAAATTAATAGTCTAGATGAGGATGGTAATCATGTTGACTTGATATGCCACTGGGATATAAATGATATTGAATCAGTAATAGCTGAAATCAAAGATGGTAATCATGTTGAGATTTTAAAAAGACGAGGTAGTGATGCATGGGGTGAAGTGTCTAGAGATTACTTTGAACTTGATGAGTCAAATGACTTACCTAAGTATATTCAAAAATATGTTAACAAAGTGAAAAGTAAACTGTAAAACAGAAAGGGTCGAAAGACCCTTTTTTTATAGGCTAGACTCTTAAAATTTACTGTCTTTATCAGCATCTAATAAACGACCAGTTTCCCTGTTGTAAGCTAAAGTACCTGCCCATCCTACCTCACCAGTAAACCTGTTTTTTAAGACTTCTAGTGACCTGTAATCAGATGGGTCATCTTTGTCAACATTTAGGGAAACGCAAAAATCACTTAGTTGCGCTATAGAATGTGATCCCCTAAGTTCACTAAGTTTTGCTTTAGATCCATTCTCATGACTGCCTCCATTACTTGGTCTTTTCAAATGAGAGACAACAAATAAACAAATGTCTAAATTTTGTACTAAGGTTCTTAATGAAGTCATTGCTGAATCAATCAATCGTCTTTCGTCATTTACTCCACCAGTTAACCCTGATATTAATATTGAAATGTGATCAAGGAATATGTACTTACAACCAAAACCTTTAGCCATGTATTCAATTCGATTTAAGATGGTGCTTACTTGAGAAGCTCCGAAATGGTCAAATAGATAGATTGGGTGCTTCTTAAATAACTTATCAAATGCTTTCTTTATTTCTTTTTCTGTAGCTGCTTCAGGGTCAATACAAATGTTTTTATTAAGTTCAATACCAGTTAAGCCTTGTATGGTTCTTTTGGTAGATTCCTCTAGCATAATTGCACCACAAGTATTACCGTTTATATGTAAGTGGTAGATTAGTTCTTTTAAAAAAGTTGATTTACCTACACCACTTCCTGCACATATACTGATTAATTCTGAAGTTCTTATGCCTCTAGTAATCTCATTAAGTTTTTGGTAAGGGTAAGATACAGTTGAAGCTATATCAGATTGACCGACAACACTTCGTAATTCTGCCGAACTAGTAATACCATCAGGTCTATAAGGTTTAGCTTGCCAGATAGCATTGATGATTGCTTTGGTATCCCCTTTCACTAGAGCTTCATTAGCATCTTTATATGGAGCTATAGAAGCTATTTTAGCTTTACCTACTGGTAGGCTCTCAGCACAACTTTTGGAACTCTCTATCCCTGCTTCGTCAGTATCAAACATTAAGATTATTTCTTCAAAAGATTCCAAGTAATCCCATGCTTTCATGAGTGACTTTTTACCTGACTGACAACCGTTAGGAAGACTTACTGTCGCCCACTTATGACCTTGAGCTTGACTAACTGAGATTGCATCTAATTCACCTTCAGTTATGACAAGTTTTTTACCAGTGCTAAACAAATGACTACCGTATAGTGTCATAGCTTTTGCATTACCCAGTATCGTAAAATTCTTTGATGAATCTCTAAGTTTTTGAGCTACTATTTGATTGTTGTTATCACGGTAGCAAGCAACTTGAACTGGCTTTCCTTTGTAATCATCAACTAACATATAGTTAAACTTACGGCATGATTCTTCGGTTATCCCACGCTTCTTTAACGGTGCGTATCTTCCATCTAAAAGTTCTTTGTTTTGATTATTGACTACAGCAACTATATCTATTGAACCGCTTATTGTGGGGGTGTGTGTTTCACACGAAAAACAATAGCTATGACCATCATCATAAAGGCTATTGGCATCTGATGAACCACAGTTATCACACGGAACATGCCTTAAAAAATTAGAACCACTCCCATCATCCATGTCTCTCTCCTTTAAAATTAAAAAAGAGGGGACAGCCGAAGCCATCCCCTGCTCTCCTAAGAGTTATGCTCTGTCAGCCAACTTGGGGGGATTGACCTGTTGGCATATATGAACCCATGCTTTTCACAATATTGTGCGTAAGTGGTTTTAGAACCCTTATAAAGTTTGCTTTTTGAATTACTAAATACAAATCTGATATCTATCTCAGGAAATTGATCTTTTATAAACAGGTGCTTTTGCCGATCTCCCACATTCCAGATGCCCTTCGTTTCTACAAAAAAGAAACCGTCTTTCTTAGGTAATTTAAAATCTGGACAATACTTGGCATTTCTTTGGGGTACGACATAACTAATCTTGTCTGTTTCATAAACAACTTCATGACCTGCATTAGTAATTTGTTTAGCTATCTTTTCTTCTAGACCTGAGCGATACCCATAACGGATACCTCGGCTTCTAGAATCTATCCGCTGCTTCTTTGCTCTCTGTTTCTTTCGCATCAAATGTATCCTCATCTTTAGTTACTTCACTAGCCACGAATCCACCTTCTACAGAATCGAATCCTTCACTATCTTGTGAGGTGCTTGCATCTACAGGCTCAATGACCTGTACTTTGTTTAACTGCAATGAGATACCTTTTTGACCGCTTACTGTGTAGACATTTATAACTCCACCTACACGAACTATTGAGCCACCCCAGAGATCAGGTATTTGTTTACCGACCATAATTTGACCATTTGAATCAAAGAATTTAGGTGCATACTTAGATTTGACTTTAATAATGTGTTCACCTGAGTCTTCATCTTTAGTTATTGGCAGACGGTATTTGTCTTTCTTACCGAATTCTTCTTCTGCAAGCTGTTTGCATGTATCAAGAAGATCCTGACAATCATCTACAATTAGATTTACTTTGTAGACTCCATCTTGGTCAAATTGGTGATCAGGTTTAGTCAAATAAGGGTACTGACATCTCCCAGTAGTGGTTACGAACTTAACTCGTTTTTGAGCCATCTTTATTTACTCCTTTAGTTTTTACGTTGTTTTCCTGCGTTAAAGTGATACCAAGAAGCTTTGCTTCAAGTATCAAATCTTTTGGTAGCTTCTCGCCTTTCGACATCAAGTTTTCTGCTAATCCCAAAA